TAGCAGGAACGATACCCCACAGGATTTACGTTCCCCCAATAATACTCCGGCTGCGGATGCACAATCGGGTCACCATACACCTCGCTCGTAGAAGCCTGCAACACCTTTGCATCCAGTCTCATCGCCAATCCCAGCATATTGATAGCCCCCATCACCGACGTCTTGGCCGTTTGTATAGGGTCATGCTGATAATGAATGGGAGACGCGGGACAAGCCAAATTGTATATTTCATCCACCTCTGCAGAATATGGGTAAGTGACATCATGCCGCACTACTTCAAAATGGTGATTGCCCATCAGATGAGCGATGTTGTCTTTCGACCCCGTAAAAAAATTATCCAAGCATATCACTTCGTGACCATCGTTTATCAGCCGTGTACAAAGATGAGAACCAATAAAGCCGGCCCCTCCACTTACCAGTATTCTTTTCATTTTATGTATTCTATTGTTTACTAAAGAGACGCTGTCTCCGTTTTGTTTATGGTTACAAATGTAACCGATTTGATTAATATATACAATTTTCAGAAAGGTTATTTTCCAAAAAAGAAAAATTAACAATAGTATACATATCTAATTGCCTGATTACAACACTTTACGCTCCGTTTCCGTCGGGGCAACTTCGTCCGGAATACTGAACTCATGATTGGCAAACAGGTCGGCAAGCCCGGAAATTTGTTTCAAACGCAACAATTCGTCTCGGTCCATACCGATATTCTTCATAATCCACTGATCCGACATCCCCGCCTTGTCAAGTTCGGCAACAATGTTGCACATCAATTCGATGTTGTGCATACCTCTCGCACGGTTGTGGCGGATGGTCGAGCTCATACGGTTGGACAGGTCCTTGTCTATCACGACAATCGGAAGCAGCCCGTTCTCGCGTTTGTAAATCCGTTTCGATGTCTTCAGTACCGTATAGCGGTGGTAACCGTCCACCAGGATATAGCGGTCGGCCTCCTTATCATAATAACACACGCAGGGCATCGTAAATCCATCCTCCCAGATAGACAGTTCGAGCAACTTCATTTCAGGCGGAGCCACCACATTCGGATTATAATCGTTGGCATACACTTTTTCCACAGGCACCGCCTTTACCTCATAAACAGGGCTTTTATCTACACTCATGATACTATGATTCTATATTGTTCCATTATTTGACTTCTTTTGCTCATTTCCTCCTTTGTAGGCGAGAATCCCATGTATTTGCAGGCATGGTCGTTCTTCAGGATGCAGACACACATCCGCTTGTAGGTAGGTATCTCCTTGAATTCCGGGATGTCGATATCATCCTGATATTCCATGCGCACGGGTTTCTTCAACGTTTTATAGTTGCTGTTGTCCATCACGACAATCGGCACTTTGGCGTCAATCAGTTTCTGGATGGTCGAGTCGCTCAGGCAGCCGCCTTTCGTCCGCCAGAAATTCACACTTACCGACAGTTTCCGGAGATAATTCTTCCGTGCCCGCTCCGGCAACGTGGACAGAAGGAAATACATAAACTCCCGCCATGTGTATCCTTCGGGAAGTTTCACCGACTGCCATCCCATAGCGTGGGTACCGCCATACATACCGGTGAAGTTGACTCCGTTCACCCGCCCGATCATCTTGCCCCAAGTGTTGGGATCGAGCACCCGGTAGAGTTGCAGGCTCTCCTGTGCCTCATTGATGAAAGGACTCGCCACACGCTGGCGCTCCAGATTGACACCTGCCCGATAATACAGATCATACAGCGTGTTATAATCCCATTGGAATTTTCCGTTGGCCGTCCATACGTCCGTCGTCTTCCAGTCATAAATAGGATACGCGTTGTAAATATCGTTGCCCACCTTCGAAGTCCATTTATACTTATGATACATCTGGAATTTGCGGCTCATGTAGATGCATCTCCAGCGGTTGAAACTCTCTTGGGTACGGATTCCGATCAAGCAGCAGGTGCGCACTGCGTCCTTCTTATTATGCAACCATTGCGCAAAACGCATCTGGAACTCGTAATCCCACATTGACGTATTATAAAAAGGGAAATCCTCCTTTGTCATCGCCTTCTTGGGCATGGAGCGTACCCATATATTCTTCTTGCTGTCCTCCCACGGACGCCAGAAAGACTGATACATAGATGTGCAGGTCGACACCCGGAAAGGAATGCACACTCGGTAAACATCCAGAATATCCTTATTGGCCTCCAATATCCGGTCTACATAGTCGATGGTCATCTTATACTGGATCTCGTAATCCATGTGGAAGACTCCCAGACGTATTTTCAAATTATTCTTCCGGATATAATCAATACACATATTCAGCAGTACCCCACTATCCTTACCTCCGGAAAATGATACATATATATTATCAAACTCGCTAAATATTACTTTCAATCGTTCTTGTGCCAGCTCATATACATTTTTAGTGCCTGCAACTTTTTTCCCCATAAGCCTCCTATCTATACATTTTAACGTAACGTGTCCATTTCTTATCCATGGATGTAAAATCGAACTTTTCGAATATTTCTTTGTCTTGTACAAGTGTGATGGAATGAAGCAGCCAGCTCTCAGGGCCGAAATCTTTTATTATAGCAGGCAGCAGATCGGATAAGATCTCTTCCCGCTCCGTATTTTCAGCTCCTATATAATAATTGTTTATTACAGCCTTTTTCTTGCTCTTCTGTTCCACCGGGATAAATCCCCTCACTTCTTTTCCATTGACCGCAATATACCAGACGTAGTCTTCACTCGTCTTGAACGGGTAATTGTTGTTGGCACGTATCACGTCAGGATCCATAACCAGAGGTGCCAGCAGCCGATATAAACGTTTGTCTTTTCCTTTTAATTGTATTATCTGTATCATATCATTCAATAATGGACATACAAAAATAAGGAAAAAATATCAATTTAGTCGTTTCTGTTCCTAAAACATTTATTTTCCATGCTTTTATCTTTAGATTTCTATTTTATTCGTACTATCAGCTCACCATACCCCTTTCATTTTTAAAATAAGTCAGTACGGTAGCGAAACTGAGATATTCCCTTCCGGGAGTGCGCGACCTGCTTCGGAACCGGTAGCGCGCAAAGATAATCTCGCACGCCAGCTCATAATGCACGAACAGATTCAAGCGGTGCTGCAGAAAGTCGAAGAAACGGCTGAAAGAAGCAAAGTACTCCTTTATCTTATCATGACCGATCACTCTCCGCTTGCGGCCTGCCTTTTCCGCGCTTTCCATTACTTCCAGCGCATATTCCAATTGCTTGATCTCCGTTTCCGTATGTTGCATTGTACATTTCATTTCCTCCATCTTCTCTTCCTGACGACGATATTTTTCCCTTTTCTGTTGTAAATGTTTTTGTGCTTCTTTTATTATTTTCGACATCCTAATACCTTTATTTCTATTTAAACCGGACACTACTGTCTGTAAGAGAACAGAAATGCCATATAAAATCTAATACCGAGTGCAAATATAGAGAAGATTGTTTAAATAATTAGATTTTTATTTAAATATTTTCCAACTAATTTCATATTGAAATTACCGACAATAAAAATAACAGTTTATCCCATCATTCGGAGAAAGCATACTTTTGCGCCATAACAAATGAATAAAGGAACATGAAAATTAAATCCTATGACTGGCTGCTTTGCGGCTGCCATGCGTTGTCCGAAGTGGCAATCGCTTATTTTCCGAACTTTCAGTACAACAGTTCAGCGGTGCGAGCTTTTCGCCGGACGATAACAGAACACCCGGCATTGCCGCAACAACTGACGGAAGCGGGATTTACCCCGCACACCCAGACACTTACTCCCCAACAGATTGCCGCCATCGTGAGATGTTGGGGAACGCCTGCGCTGGTATATGAAATGATTAAAGAAAATCCCTATCTTGCCATCCCCAAAATGAGGAAAAAGATATAATGTATTTTAATACATTCTTTATTTATTATATATATTAGTTGCCGGATGGGGTGCCGGAACGCAAAAAACGTGCGTCCGGATTCCCCTTCCTACAAGGCGTTTGAGAGATTTTCAAGGGGTGCCGCGAGGGGTGCCGCTAAATATGGCCCCGAAAACCCCTCCCGCGTATGGCATTAAAGTCCCTCCGGGCGTGAGCTGAAAACATCACTTTGAACCGGAATGAACCGCAAAATTGCCCGGTTCAAATAACCGGTATACCTTTGAGCCGAATTAATAATACTCGTTGGCGGAATTAAATTAGCGCATATTTAACTCTACCAATGGGTTTCTCATTTTTATAGTTAATATATTGCAGGATTGTAAGTGCGCTAATCTTCCCGACAATTCGGGTAAACAAACCGTCTGTATCTTTCGCATAATTTCTTATAATCATAAACTGGTCACACAATTGCGAGAATAGAGTTTCAATTCTTTTTCTCGCTTTGGCAAAAGCTGGAAATGTCGGCTTCCATTCTTTCTGGTTAGTTCTGTATGGTACTTCCAATCTGATATTGGCCGTTTCAAACAAATCCAGTTGTATCTGAGCACTTATATATCCTCTGTCCCCTATGACAGTACAATTACTATAGTCCACTTTCACATCCTTCAGGTAATGAATGTCATGCACACTTGCCTTGGTGAGGTCAAAGGAATGGATGACTCCACTTAATCCACAGACCGCGTGGAGTTTATATCCGTAATAATACACTCCTTGTGACGCACAGTATCCGATTGACGGTGCTTTCTCAAAATTCTTCTTCCCCATACCGCAACGCTTGGAACGGGAAAAACGACAGACCTCTATTGGTTTTGAGTCAATACAGAAATAGTCTTCACCTCCATCCATCTCCTTCACAATCCTCTCCCTGACCGCATTGCACAGAGATGAGGTTATCTTACGTCTGTCATTGTATTGTCTGCGTGAGATAAGATTGGGAATTTCTTTTCTATATTCCTGCATTTTAGCAAACAGCAAGGATTCACTGTCAATTCCTATTGCTTCTGAAGTCATATTCAACGCGATTACTTCAAGATCGGAAAATCGTGGAACGACACCTCTTCTGGGAATATTACCTGATTCATTTACCAAATTACCTGACACTTGCTTGCATATGTTCAGAAATTTTGCGAATATTGCATATAGGTTGTGCATACGATATTTGTCTATTAAAAGTTTGGGCACCTTTAATTTACTAAATATCAACAACATGCACAACTTTTTATTCATAAATCTTTTATCAATTTAATTCCGCCAACGGGTTAATTGTATATTTATAGTCCTAAGCATTTTTCCACAAACAATAAAAAACAGAAAGGAGATTGAACACATGATGTTGAATATGGATTTTGTAATCCGTTTATTGGTCGCCGGAATACTGGGAACCATCATTGGACTGG